GGTGGGTCAATCTGCCAGGGGGCCTGGGGCCTAGACCGGCTGTTCTCGCACCGACGGGTTTTTTCCGCCGGGGCCGAAATCTCAGCCTCCGCCCCCATTATCTGTACAGAAATTCGGATCATGTCAACACCAAAACGAGGTCGAGGTCGACCGGCGTTCAAGCCGACGCCTGCCCTCCGGAAACTGGTTGCGGGCAATGCCGGAGGTGGGATGTCCCACGAGGCAATTGCCTGCGCCCTCGCCATATCGCGCACGACCCTCCTGAAACACTTCAAGGAGGAGTTGACGACCGGCGCACACGGCCACAGGAGTGCCGTGCTACTGGCGCTGGAGAAGGCTGCACTCAAGGGCAATGTCACGGCATGCCGAGCCTACCTGGCTTACACCTCGCCGGATCTGGAGGCTGTGGTGCCGAAGGCCGATCGATCCAGAAAGCCCGTCGCCGAGGCGAAGCCAGAGGCGGCGCTCGGCAAGAAAGATCAGGCCCAAGCCGACGGCATGGTCGCCCAGGTGGGCACGGATTGGGAGGACCTGTTGAAGTCGCCGCAGCGGCTGCAGTAAGTGGAAGGGCTCAATCTTTCATGCCTGGACTGGGTCGAGCGGCTGAAATCCGGCCGCAGCCTGGTGCCGGACCTGGTGCTGCCCAATGCGCCTGAAGGGGACCGGGCAGTCGGGATCTTCAACAAGCTGCGGCTGTTTGATGTGCCGGGCACCCCGACCATGGCCGAAGCTGGCGGCGAGTGGTTCCGGCGCATCGTGTGGGTCCTGTTCGCATCGCTGGACCCGGTCACGAAGGCCCGGCTGATAAGAGAGCTCTTCCTGTTGGTCCCGAAGAAGAACAACAAGACGACTGGCGGCGCGCTGCTGATGCTGACGGCGCTGCTGATGAACCAGCGCCCGCGCGCCCCGTTCCTGCTGACCGGCCCAGTGCAGAAGACCGCTGACGACGCGTTTGCCGCGGCGGAAGGTGCGATTGCCCTGGACAACGTCCTGGCGAAGAAGTTGCACGTTCGGGACCACAAGAAGACGATCATCCACCGCGACACCGGTGCGAAGCTGGAGATCATGACGTTCGACCCCGACATCGTGACCGGCAAGAAGGTCGTCGGGGCGCTGATCGACGAGGAGCACATCCTCGGGAAGATGCACAAGGCCAAGAAGGCCATGGTCCAGCTGCGCGGCGGCATGATGCCGTTTCCCGAGGCTTTCCTGGCCATCATCACCACGCAGAGCGACGAGGCGCCGGCCGGGGTGTTCAAGGAGGACCTGACCAAAGCCCGGGACATTCGGGACGGCAAGCGGCTGGGCGACATGCTGCCGGTGCTGTACGAATTCCCCACGGAAATGCAGAAAGACCCGGCCAAGCCGTGGCGCAACCCTGCGAACTGGTCGATGGTGACCCCGAACATGGGCCGCTCGATCGCGCTGAGCTCGCTGGTGAAGGCCTGCGACGACGAGGATGCAAACGGCGAAGCGGCGCTGCGCACCTGGGCATCCCAGCACCTGAACGTCGAGATCGGAGTGGGCCTGCACTCGGATCGCTGGGTGGGAGCCGACTACTGGGAGCAGAACGCGGCACCGGAGCTGGTGCCTTCGGTCGAAGCGCTGATAGAGCGGTGCGAGGTGATCGTGTGCGGCGCCGACGGCGGCGGCCTGGATGACCTGTTCGGCTTCGCCGCGCTGGGTCGTGAGACGGGTACTCGGCGCTGGTTGGCGTACACGAAGGCTTGGGCCCACCGCATCGTGCTCGAGCGGCGGAAAGAGATTGCGCCGCGGCTGCTGGATCTGGAGAAGGCTGGGGAGTTGACCATCGTCGACGTGCCTGGCCAGGATGTGATCGAGGTCGCCGACCTGATCTGCAGGATCGATGAAGCCGGCCTGCTGGCCGAGAAGGCTGCGATCGGCGTGGACACGGCAGGCATTGGAGACCTGGTGTCGGAGCTCACCATTCCCGAGCGCGGCATCGCGCTGGAACGAATCATCGGCATTTCCCAGGGCTGGCGGCTCAACGGCGCGATCAAGACGGCGGAGCGGAAGTTGGCCGGCGGCGACCTGAAGCACGGCGGCACCGCCCTCATGAACTTCTGCGTCGGAAACGCCAAGACCGAGACCCACGGCAACGCCGACCTCATCACCAAGGCCGCCAGCGGAAAGGCCAAGATCGACCCGCTGATGGCGCTGTTCAACGCCGTTTCCTTGATGTCCATGGACCCCGCCTCGATGAAGAAGAAGTTCCAGCTCTTCTTCGCCTGATCCCACCGAACCCCAACCGAGCCCGCCGCGTGCGGGCTCTTTGCATTGGAGCCAGCACATGAACCGTGCCTACGCAACGATCGATATCAAGGCCGCGGACGGCCCAGGCGAGAAGCGGACCTTCACGGGCATCGCAACCACGCCGAGCACGGATCGTATGGGCGACATCGTCGAGCCGAAGGGCGCGGTGTTCAAGCTGCCGATCCCGCTGCTGTGGCAGCACGACAGCCGGCAGCCGATCGGCTGGGTGACGGCTGCCAAGGTGACGGACAAGGGCATCGAGATCTCCGGTGAGGTCGCCGACGTGCCTGAAGAGGGCGAGCTGAAGACGCGCCTGGCCACGGCCTGGCAGTCCATCAAGGCCAAGCTGGTGCGCGGCCTGTCCATCGGATTCAACGCCATCGAGCACACGCAGATCGATGGCACGTGGAGCCAGCGCTTCACCAAATGGGAGTGGCTCGAGCTGTCCGCCGTGACGATTCCGGCGAACAGCGACTGCTCCATCAACGCAATCAAGTCGGCCGATCAGGCCATCCGTCGCGCCGCGTCTGGCGCGCGGCCTGTCGTCCGACTCGACAAGGGCCTCACGGCCAAAACCCTTCCCGGCGCCTCGGGAAATCTCAAACCCGAAACCCCGAAAGGAAGTCAGATGACCACCATCGCAGAACGCTTGGCCGAGTTCCAGGCAAAGCATCAGAACCTCGTCGACCAGAAGGACGCCCTCGTCAAGCAGGTCACCATCGAGGAAGGCCGCACCTTCGACGAGCACGAGAAGGAGCAACTGGCCAACTTCACCGCCGACATCGATTCGATCGCCGATACGATCAAGGAACTGAAGGCGCACGAAGCGTCGATGGTCTCGAAGGCCACCGCCGTGGCGACGGTCGACAACCCATCGGCCGGCGATGGCAATCGCGGTGTCGACGTGCGCGGCGGCGGTCCGATCACTGTGAAGTCGAACCTCGAAAAGGGCTCGCGCTTCGTCCGCTTCTCGCTGGCAATGGCCGAAGCGAAGGGCAACGTGATGATGGCCGAGCAGATCGCCCAGCACCGCTACAAGGACACGCCGGAGGTGGGCTTCATGCTCAAGGCCGCGATCCACATGGGCGGCACCGGTCGTCTGGCCGAGGCGGCGATCACCAAGGCCGCGGTCACGAGCGTGAACTCGACCGACACGGCCGTCACCCAGTACGCGGACATCCAGTCGGAGTTCGTCGAACTCCTGCGCCCGCGCATGATCCTGGGCCGCATGACGGAACTGCGTCGCGTCTCGATCTACTCGCGCGTGGCGCGGCAGCTGACCGGCGTATCTGGCACCTTCGTGGGTGAAGGCGCGCCGAAGCCGGTGCAGAAGCAGACCTACGACAACATCACCCTCGGCCCGACGAAGGCCGCGGTCATTGTGGTGATGTCGGACGAAGCGGTTCGCTACAGCACCATCGACGCCGAGCGCCGTGCCCGCGAGGACATGGTCAAGGGCATCGCAACCTACCTCGACAAGCGGTTCATGGACCCGTCTTACAGCGGTGTCGCGAACGTGTCGCCGGCCTCGATCACCAACGGCGCCACCCGCATCCAGTCTTCCGGCTCCACGCTGGCGGCGATCGACGCGGACGTGCGCAACGCGATGGCGATGTTCGCGACCAACGACGTGGACCCGTCGACTGCGGTGTGGGTGATGCCCGCGACCGTGGCGCTGCGCCTGTCGATGAAGCGCACCTCGCAGGACGAGCTGGCATTCCCGGATCTGAACATGCGCGGCGGCACATGGTACGGCATCCCCGTTATCGTGTCGAACGCCATGGTGACCTCGGGCTCGCCGGCTGAACTGCAGATCGCGCTGGTGACGCAGTCGGAGGTGATGATGGCCGACGACGGCGGCATCGCGATCGACATGTCGACCGAAGCCTCGGTGCAGATGAACGACGCACCGTCCGCCGGCGCGCAGTCGCTGGTGAGCCTCTGGCAGAACAACCTGGTCGGCATCCGCGCCGAGCAGTACATCAACTGGGCAGCCATGCGGCCGAACAACCTCGGCATCGCGCTGATCGAGAACACCAACTACTGATCCAGGTTGGTGACGGACCCCGGTGGCTCCGGCCGCCGGGGCCTTTCTGCATCCCCGGAGACTGCACATGTTCTACAAGACCCGAGTCATGGTCGCCGCAGAGGATTTTCTGCACGGCGCCGACCTGCTGCGCAAGGGAAATACCTTCGTCGCGACGGAGATCGACGCCGAGTACCTGCAGCGCAAGGGGCGCGCGTCGTTCGCGCCCGAGGCGCAGCCCGCCGCAAAAGTTGAGCCGCCTGCGCCGGCCCCAGCGGCACCCGCCCCTGCGCCTGCGGAAGCGCCCGCGCCCGTTGCCGACAAGCCCATCGAGACTCCTGAAGGCCCGGTCCCGACCGAGGCCTCTGAACAGCAGCCCGCTGACGCTGCTCCTGCTGGTGAGCCGGTCGCTGAGTCGAAAGCCGAGCTCGCGCCCGTGGCGCCCTTGGCGCCCGCGCGCCGTGGCGGACGTCGCCCTGCGAACTCCACCACCAGCGAGTAAGCCGCCATGGCAATGAAGGTGTTCGGCTTGGAGTTGCGCCTCCCGAGGCGCGCAGAGAAGGCGGCGGTGTCGCCGATCACCCTGCGCGATCTCGTAGGCCGCATCATGGAGCCGTTCGCCGGTGCCTGGCAGCGCAACCTTGAGATCGACAACAAGGAGTCGATCCTCGCCTTCAGCGCGGTGTACGCGTGCGTCTCGCGCATCGCCAACGACATCTCGAAGCTCCGGATCATGCTGACCTCGATCGACGAGAACGGCATCTGGTCGGAGGTTGGCGAGTCGCCCTACTGGAAGGCGCTCAAGAAGCCCAACCGGTACCAGAACCGCATCCAGTTCCTGACGGACTGGCTCTGCATGAAACTGATCCACGGGAACGCGTACATCCTGAAGGAGCGCGAGCCCAGTCGCGGCATCGTGCGCGCGCTCTACGTGCTGGACTCGCGCCGGGTGAAGCCGCTGGTGACGCCCGACGGCGGCGTCTACTACCAGATCTCCAGCGACTACCTGGCCGGCCTGCCGCAAGGCGTCACGCTGCCGGCGAGCGAGGTGATCCACGACCGCTGCCCGGCCCTCTGGCATCCGCTGTGCGGCGTGCCGCCCCTGTACGCATGCGCGCGCAGCGCCACCCAGGGCAACCGGATCCAGACCAACAGCGCGACCTTCTTCGACAACATGAGCCGGCCGAGCGGCATCCTGTCCGCGCCTGGCCTGATCGACGATGTCACGGCCGCCCGCCTGAAGCAGGAATGGGAGCAGAACTTCGGGGGCGGCAACCTCGGCCGTCTGGCCGTAGCCGGCAACGACCTGAAGTACATCCCGATCACGATCCCGGCCGAGCAGGCGCAGCTGATCCAGCAGCTCAACTGGACGGTCGAGGACGTTGCGCGCGCCTTCGGCGTGCCGCTCTACAAGATCAACAGCGGCCCGGTGCCGACCAGCAACAACGTCGAGGCGCTCGAGCAGCAGTACTACACCGGTTGCCTTCAGGTGCTCATCGAGTCGATCGAGCTCTGCCTTGACGAAGGAATGGAATTGCCCAACGGCTACGGCACGCGCCTTGACCTCGACGGTTTGCTGCGCATGGACAGCACCGCGCAGATCGACTTCCTGGAGAAGGCGGTCAAGGGGGTCATGTCCGCCAACGAGGCGCGCCGGAAACTCAACCTGGCGCCGACTCCTGGCGGTGCTGCAGTGCTGTCTCAGCAGCAGAACTTCTCGCTGCAGGCCCTGGCCAAGCGGGACGCCAGCGAGGACCCCTTCGGCAAGCAGCAGCCTGCTCCCGCTCCGGCACCAGCACCTAGCGACGATTCGGACGAGGAGGTCGTCGACGTGGACCAGGCGCGCGAAATGATCGCGCACATCCGCAAGGGGCTGGAACTTGCCTGAGCGCGGGCCTCGCGGCTACCCGGGCATCGACGGCCGCGATGGAAACGATGGTAAGGACGGGAAGGATGGCGCCCCGGGCGAGCGCGGCCCCCGCGGCGAGCAGGGACCGTCTGGCCTCGATGGAAAAGACGGCGCTCCGGGGCTCAACGGCAAGGACGGCATACCTGGTGGCGAAGGCCCAGCCGGCGATCAAGGCCCGCGCGGCGAGCGCGGCCCAAGGGGTGAGCAGGGCGAGAAAGGCGAACGAGGCCCGCGTGGCGAGCAGGGGCCGATGCCAGATCACCGCTGGGTCGGCACCGAGTTGCAGTTCGAGAAGCCGGACGGCGAGTGGGGCACGCGTGTTGATCTTCGCGGGCCGAAAGGTGAGCGCGGCCGCGGCGGCGGTGGCGGCGGCACAACCGGAGGTCCCACGCTCACGCCCGCGATGCTCAGCCCGGCCACGGACGACACGCCCTCCAGCTTCGTGGTGGTGCAGGCCGACCAGTTCGTCCTCGCGACCCTGGAACAGATGCTGACTTGGCTCGGCGGCACCGTCGAGCCGGTGGTGGTGATGGTCGATGACGACGAGGTGCTCGTCGACGATGAAACGGTGACCCTGTGACGATCCAACACGCTGTCATCCCTGCCGGAAAGCGCCACGGCGCGCACCAGTGGGTCGTCGCCAATGAGGCGGCCCGCCTGGCGTTGACGCCGTCATCGAGCGACCTGTACAAGTTCGCCCTGCAGACGGATGACATGTCGCAGTGGCTGCTCACCGACGACTCGCCGGCCACGTGGCAGGAGTTCTCAGAGCAGGGGCCGCAAGGCGAACAGGGGATTCAGGGAGAGCAGGGCGACCCGGGTCCGCAGGGTGATCCGGGTGACCCTGGCGTCAACAGCTGGGGCGCGATCCCAGACATCCCGGCCCCCATCCAGGACCTTGCCGCGCTGATCGACCCGGGCGCCGATCGCCTGCTGTTCTGGGATGAAAGCGCCGGCGAATACGCCCACTTGCAGCTCGGCACCAACCTTTCGATCACGGGCACCACCCTCAACGCCGCAGGCGGCGGAGGCGGCGGGGCGGTGGATTCGGTCAACGGGCAGACGGGCGATGTGGTACTGGCCGCCGGCGACATCGAGGTCACGCCGGCCGGCAACATCGCCGCGACGGACGTGCAGGCGGCCCTCGAGGAGCTCGACAGCGAGAAGCAGCCGCTGGACGCCGACCTGACCGCTCTGGCCGGCCTGACCTCGGCAGCGAACAAACTGCCGTACTTCACCGGGTCGGGCACTGCGGCGCTGGCCGACTTCACTTCGGCGGGCCGCGCGCTGCTGGATGACGCAGATGCCGCCGCGCAGCGCACCACGCTTGAGCTGGCCACCGTCGCCAACACCGGTGCCTACGCCGACCTGACCGGCAAGCCGCCGCTCGGCACGGCGGCCGCACTCAACATCGACACGGACGGGACGCTGGCCGGCAACAGCGATTCGGTCATCCCGACCCAAAAGGCGGTCAAGACGTACGCCGACCAGCTGATCGCGGCGGCCGACGTGATGGTGTTCAAGGGCGTCATCGACGCTTCGACGAACCCGAACTACCCGGCCGCGGACGCCGGCTGGCTGTACCGTATCAGCGTGGCCGGCAAGATCGGCGGCGCCTCGGGCATCAACGTCGAGATCGGCGACACCATCCTGTGCCTAGCCGACAGCACGGCGTCCGGAAACCAGGCGACCGTCGGCTCGAGCTGGAGCGTCAGCCAGGCCAACCTCGACGGCGCGGTGATCGGCCCGGCCTCCGCAGTGAACAACCGGGTCGCCTTCTTCGACGGGACGACCGGCAAGCTGATCAAGGACAGCGGGCTGACGCTGAGCGGCTCGAACACCGGCGACCAGACCACGATTACCGGTAATGCGGGCACCGCGACGGCGCTGCAGACGGCCAGGAACATCGACGGCCAGAGCTTCGACGGTACGGCCAACATCACGGTCATCGCGCCCGGGACGAACGCGGCAACCGACAAGGCCACGCCGGTAGACGCCGATCTGGTCCCGCTCGTCGATAGCGCTGCAAGCAACGTCCTCAAGAAGCTGACGTGGGCCAACATCAAGGCGACGCTCAAAACCTACTTCGATACGCTCTACGGCGCGATCGGCATCCCGCAGAACTCTCAGAGCAGCGCGTACACGCTCGTTCTCAGCGACGCCAACAAGCACATCTATCACCCCAGTGCGGACACCACCGGTCGCACGTGGACTATCCCTGCGAACTCGTCAGTCGCATTCCCGATCGGCACGACGGTCACCTTCGTGAACGACACCAGCGGCGGCACGATCACTATCGCGATCACGACCGATACCCTGGTCCTCGCTGGCGCTGGCACGACGGGTTCAAGAACGCTCGCGGCGAACGGAATCGCGACCGCGATCAAGATGACTTCGACGCGCTGGCAGATCAACGGGACAGGTCTGACCTGATGCCAGTCCAGGCCGTGATGCTCGCCCAGAAGATCGCTGGCGGAGGCGGCGGCGGGGATCCGTCGGTCGCGAACGCGCGGAAGGCGAACACGTCCGGTGCCACCACGTGCACGACGTCGAGTTTCACCTCGACATCCGGCAGCACGATCTGGGTTGGCATTTCAGACGCCTCGGGGCAGGGCGAGGTCACGGTTACGGACAACAAGGGCAACACGTACACGCAGATTGGAACCACGCAAACGAGTGCATCCGGCGCACAGGTGCGGCGTTACTACTGCGCGAACATTGCCGGTGGTGCCGGCCACACGGTCACTGCGACATGGGGCTCGAACTCCGACGCGACGGTGCATGTGCTCGAGTTGGCCAACGTCGCGACGGCGTCCCCGCTCGACGCTAGCGGGCAGACCGATGATTCGAACCCGCCGTGGACGTTGGCATCGGGCATCACACCCTCCACCGCGAAGAGCATCTCGATCGCGATGACAGGCACTGCCTTTTCTGGGACGTGGTCCGAATCGACAGGCTTCACAGTCCAGACGGAGGAAGGTAACAACTCGCTCTACTGGACCGGCTGCGCGGCGAGTCGCGTTCTCCTGTCCGCCGCGGCGCTGAACCCCTCCTTCACGATCAGTGGCGGTGGCTCCGACAGCGCTGTGGCGATGGACGTTTTCAAGGGGCTCTAGGCCCGGCAAGAGGCATGGACACGATGCCCGATACCAAGGACACCGCATGAAGATCGACCTCAAGAAACTCGGCGACGAGATCGTGCAGGTTGTCCGGGAGTACGTCGGCCAGCAGTTGGTCGCTGTGTCGAAGCAACTGAGCGAACTCAGTGCGCGCATCGACCAGTTGCCAGCGCCCAAGGATGGCAAGGATGGCGTCGACGGCAAGGACGCCGACCCGATCCAGATCAAAGCCCTTGTCGATGAGGCAGTGGCCCTGATCCCGGCTCCAAAGGACGGCACCAGCGTCACGGTGGAGGATGTGGCGCCCATGGTCGACAACCTCGTGAAGGCCGCCGTCGCAAAGATCCCTGCGCCTGCCAATGGAAAGGATGCCGACCCGGAGGTCATTGCAGAGATGGTGCGTGCCGAGATCGCCAAGCTGCCCGCGCCGGTGGATGGCAAGAGCGTCACGCCCGAGGACTTAGCACCACTGATCGCATCGGAGGTGGCCAAGGCGGTCAGCGCGCTGCCGGCACCGAAGGATGGCTTGGACGGCAAGGACGCGCCGCCAGTCGACGAAGCGGTCATCGTGCAGCAGGTGCTGGCGCAGATTCCGGCGCCCAAGGACGGGACGAGCGTCACCGTCGACGACGTCGCGCCGCTGATCGCGCGCGAGGTCAAGGCCGCGGTGGAGCGCATCCCGAAGCCGCAGAACGGCAAGGACGCCGAGCCGCTGGACCAGCAGGCCATCGTCGCCGAGGTGCTCGCGCAGGTCCGAATTCCCGAAGACGGCAAGAGCATCATGCCGGAAGACGTTGCCCCCATGCTGGCCGACTTGGTCGGCAAGGCCATCGCTGAGTTGCCGCGGCCGAAGGACGGAGTCGATGGTCAGAGCGTGCCGGTCGAGCAGGTGCAGCGCATGGTGGCTGAGGAGGTGACGAAGGCGGTCGCCGCCATCCCGGTGCCGAAGGACGGGGAGCATGGGCGCGATGCGCTCGACATCGAGATCCTTCCGACCATCAACGAGTCCCGGCGCTACGCGCGCGGCACCTACGCCAGCCACAAGGGCGGCATCTGGCGCGCCATGCGCTCGACGGAAGGCATGGATGGATGGGAGTGCATCGTCGACGGGGATGCGGACGACGAGGTCGAACTCGGCGTCGACCTGCGCACCTTCACGCTGCGCAAGATCAAGAGCAGCGGCCGCGTCATCGAAAAGAGTTTCAAGCTGCCGGTGGTGATCCACCGCGGCATCTACCAGGCTGACCAGCAGTATGAGGCCGGCGACGCCGCGACCTGGGACGGCTCCACGTGGATCGCGCTGCAGGCGACGAAGGACAAGCCAGGCACGAACTCGGAGGCTTGGAGGCTTTCCACCAAGCGTGGCCGAGACGGGCGGGACGGTAATCGCGGCGAGAAGGGGGAGCGGGGCGCAGAAGGCCGGGCTGGCCGCGACCTGACGCAGTTCGACCCGTTGACCGGAGCGAAGTGGTGAGGTGGAGCGTTCCGCCGCTGTGGCGCGGCAGGACGGTGGCCGTGCTGGCCAGCGGGCCCAGCATGTCGCAGGAGATCGCCGACCTGGTGCGCGCCGCCGGCATCCGCGCGATTGTGGTCAACGACACCTACCGCCTGGCGCCATGGGCTGACCTGCTCTACGCGGCCGACGCGCAGTGGTGGGAGTGCAACCCGGAATCCAGCGACTTCTGCGGGCTGAAGGCGAGCGTCTCGGCGGTGCCGGGCGTGCTCCAACTGCAGAACACGGGGACCGACGGGTTCGAACCGCACCGGATGGGCGTGCGCACCGGCGGCAACAGCGGCTACCAGGCCGTGCACATCGCGATTCACGGCGAGGCCTCGCGGATCCTGCTGTGCGGCTTCGACATGAGCAACCGCGCCGGCCTGCACTGGCACGGCGCCCACCCGGCGCCGCTGCGCAACACGGACGACCACTCCTACACCCGGTGGGCGGATCGCTTCGCCGCGCTGAAGGACATCGGGCCCGAGATCATCAACTGCACGCCGGCAAGCGCGATCACGTGCTTCCCGCGGCTGGACCTCTACGAGGCGCTGGACAATGAACATCACAGTCGTCACGCCGCCGCTGTTTGAGCCGGTGACCGTCGCCGAGGCATACCAGCATCTGCGCTGGGACCCGGAGCTCGAGGGCTCTCCGCCGGAGGAGGTCTATCCGCTGCAGGGCCTCATCGAGCGCAACATCGTGACGGCGCGCGAGTACGTGGAAAAGGGCACGTGCCGTGCGCTGGTCGAGCAGACCATTCGCCTTTCCGGCAGCGCCTGGGGCTCCCAGCCGGGCGGCCGGTTCCGCGACTGCCGTAACTACATCGAGCTGCTGCGGCCACCCTTCATCGAGATCGTCTCGCTCCAGTACTACGATGGGGCCAACACGCTGCAGACGGTTGACCCCGCCAACTACTACGTGAGCGACGACCTGGTGCCGCGGCTCTACACCGGCACCGGCTACATCTTCCCGATGTTCTACGAGCGCGACGACGCGGTGCGGGTGACATACCGCGTGGGGTACGCGGCCGAGGCGGCCTCTCCGATGACCCAAGAGGCGGCGGCTGCCAACGTGCCGGCGGCGCTCAAGGACGCGATCCTGCTTCACGTGCAGATCCTCTCGGATCGCTTCGACCGGAACGAGCGCGAGGACCTCGAGCGCGCGCGTGACGCCATCATCACGCAGAACCGCGTGCACACGTTCTCGGCATGAGCGGCTACGTCAACGCCCAGAAGCTCAATCGGCGCATCACGATTGAGCGCAAGACGACGGAGAAAGATGCCTTCGGGCAGACGTTGCAGGTATGGGTGAAGGTCTGCAGTCTCTGGGCGCACGAGAAGTCCATCACCGGCAGCGGCTTCGTCAATCAGGAGTTCGCCACGGCCGGGACCGAGGTGAGCCGGGCGACGGCCAGTTTCAGGGTGCGGCGCCGCGCCGGCATCACGGCCGGCATGCGAATCGTCGAGCACCGCAAGGGCTGGCCGAAGACCTACTACGACATCAAGGTCGTGCTGCCCGACCTGCAGGACAACCGCTTCATGGACATCGGCGTCGCCACCGGCGCCAACGAGGGCTGATCGGTGGCGAATGGGCGCAACCTCCGGCGACGCGGCGGCCGTGGCACTCGGCCGTCCGGTCCATCGCTCTACCAGAAGGACACGATCGGCATCAACGTCGTCAGCAACGTCACAGAATCGCTGGCCGCCCTGGAGGCTGGGATCAAGGAAAAAGTGCTGCGATCGGCGGCGCGCGCTGGCGCGCTGGTCTTCTACACCGAGATGCGGCAGCGAGTGCCAGTGAAGTCTGGCGAGTTGTTCCAGTCGATCTACCACTACCACGACGACAAGGGCTCGACACCGAATAGGCAGACCTACTTCGTGGGCCCGAACAAGAGCAAGGCGCCGCACTGGCATCAGGTCGAGTTCGGGCACTGGCAGGTCAACGTCGTCGTCAAGCTGCCGAATGGCCGCCTCGCGGCAACGAAGGAACGGCTGGCAACGCCGAAGTGGATTCCGGCGAAGCCCTACGTCCGGCCGACTTGGGATGCGAAGAAGCAGGCTGCGGTGACCGCCGCGCGGCTGCGCATGGGTGAGCGCCTGAAGGAACTGATGACGGAACTGCAGCCATGACCGTGCCCGCGCTGATCACTGCCCTGTCACCGCTGTTCACTGGCGGCGCGTGGCCGCTGCGCGCCGACCAGGGCACGCCGATGCCGTACCTCACGCTCCAGCGCGCCGGCGGGCAGCCGGTCAACACCTTCTGCGGCGTCCCCGGCAAGGAGAACGGCCGCTTTCAATTCAACGTCTGGGCGAAGACCCAGATCGAGGCCGATGCCCTCATGGCGCAGGTCAAGGCGGTCGTGTGCGATCAGGCCACTTTCCGCGGCGTCGCGCTGAGCGAGCGCGAGTGGGTCGAAGGCTACGACACGCGCACCTTCGGCGCCCGACAGGATTTCTCCATCTGGTGGGCAACCACCTGAGTTTCGTCCCCGCCCTTTCCGGGCATTTCAACCGGCCGCCTTCGGGCGGCTTTTTCGTTCCCGAAAGGAAGCTGCTATGCCATCCGAAGTACTACTCGTCCAGGGCCTGTCGATCCGCATCTCGAACAACGAGGTGACGGAACTCAGCCAGAGCCCGTCCCCTGCATCTGCGGTGCTTGACTGCATCGGCCGCGAGATCCAGTACCAGGGCGGCACCGCGACCGAGAACGACGTCACGACCTTCTGTTCGACGGCCAAGGAGTTCCGCCTGGGGCTGGAGGACAGCGGCACGATGACCGTCACCGGCCACTGGAAACAGGGGAACGCGGCGCACAACGTCATCCGCACCGCTGCCGCCGACAAGAAAACGCGCCTTGTCGAGGTCGATTTCGAAGACGGCTCGATCTTTCGCACGCTCGCGCTGGTGGCGCAGCGATCCTGGTCGGCTGCTGTCGACGGGGTGGTCACCGCGACCTACAACTTCCGCCTGACGGGCGCCACCGAGGAAGTCGACCCGGTCTGATGCGCGCGCAGTGCTCCCTGCCGGACGGCCCGAACTACCGGAAGCCGGCGTTCTTGGCCGGGCTGCGCGCGGCCGGCTACGAAATCGAGCCGCGCATCGGCCAGCCGGGCCCGGGCGACATCCTGGTGATCTGGAATCGCACCGCCTCGCGCGAGTTGGAGGCCCAGCGGTTCGAGATCGCCGGCGCCCGCGTCCTGGTCTGCGAGAACGGCTACCTCGGCAAGGAGTGGCGCGGCCTGAAGTGGTTCGCGATGGCCTGGGGCCACCACGCCGGCGCTGGCACGTGGCCGGACGGCGGGTCCGAGCGCTGGGATGCATGGAATGTGGAGCTTGCGCCATGGCGCGCGGGCGGACGCGAGACGGTGATCCTGGCGCAGCGAGGCATCGGCGAGCCGGGCATCGCCTCGCCGCCGAACTGGGCGTCCGACGCGCAGAGCCGCATCGGCGGCCGCATTCGGCAGCACCCTGGCGCCGATGCACCGCGCGTTCCACTTGCCGAAGACCTGAAGGACGCCGCGGCGGTGGTCACCTTCCACAGCGCGGCGGCCCTGAAGGCGCTGATTCTGGGCGTGCCGGTCTGGCACGCATTCGATCGCTGGATCGGCGCGCGCGCGGCGCGGCCGCTGGCGGAGTTCGGCGCAGAGCCGAAGCGAGACGACGCCGACCGGCTGGCCATGTTCCGCCGGCTCGCGTGGGCCATGTGGAGTTCCGATGAAGTTGAGAACGGTACGGCCTTCACCCGACTCCGCGACTGCACGCTTTGAGCGCGAGCACGTGCGGCCGCGCGAGGGGCGGACATTGATCGTGGGCTCGCACGTCTACGAGGACAAGGAAGACCGGCGCCAGCGCTACGCGGACGTCGTCGGCGTTGACATGCTGGAAGGTCCCGGCGTCGACTTGGTGCTGGACTTGGAGCGAGATCTGCCGGGCGACGTTGGGCAGTTCGATCACGTCGAGTGCATGAGCGTGCTGGAGCACTCGCGCCGGCCGTGGCTGCTGGCCGCGAACATCCAGCGGCTGATGGCGCCCGGCGCGACGATCTTCTGCACCGTTCCGTTCTGCTGGCGCATCCATGGGTACCCGAGCGACTACTGGCGCATGACGCCGGACGGCGTCCGCGAACTGTTCCCGGAGGTGGAGTGGACGGCGCTCATGCTCGCCAGCAACGAACTGACCGATGGGCCCAAGGCGCCGACGATCAAGCGGAACGACCATCCGTACTTCAGCCGCACCGAGACAGTTGGGTTCGGACGGCTATGAATCTGCTCTTTACAGGCCGCGGCACGTCGGGCAGTTGGCAGATTCGCGGCGAACAGCTTGGGCGCACGCTCAGCGCCGATGTGCGGCCGCTGGCGTTGGACGTCGCGCCGTACGACCTGGCCATCCTGGTGAAGCGGCCTGACACCGAACTGCTCGAGCGCCTGCGGCGCGCCGGCACGAGGGTGATCTGGGACGTCGTCGACGCCTGGCCGCAACCGGCGGGCAACGACTGGGACGAGAAGCGCTGCAGGGCCTGGCTTGAGGAGATGGTCGCGCGCATTCGCCCGGCCGGCATCGTGGCAGCGACGGAGCAGATGGCGCAGGACTGCGAGCGCTTCCGCGTGCCAGTGCTGTGGCTGCCGCACCACGCGCGCCCCGGTCTCAGGATGAACCCGATCAGGCCGCTGAAGGTCGTGGGCTACGAAGGCGGCGAGCAATACCTCGGCAAGTGGCGCGCCGTCGCGGAAGCCGAGTGCGAGCGCCGCGGCTGGAAGTTCGTCATCAACCCGCAGGAGCTGGCCGACCTCGACGTCGTGCTGGCGCTGCGCGACTGTGGCGGCTACGCGCCGCGGCACTGGAAATCGAACGTGAAGCTGGCCAACGCACAGGGCAGCGGGACGCCTGTCGTCTGCAACCGCGAGGCCGGCTACCTGGAAACGCAGTGCGGCGCCGAGCGGTGGGCCGACACCCCCGAGGAACTGACGAAGGCGTTCGACGCCCTGGAAAGCAGCCAGGAGCGCTTCGCGGCTTCGCGACGCCTTAAGGCCGCAGCCCCGTCGCTCGACTCCATCGCAACGAGGTATCTGGAATGGCTACGGTCGAGCTTCTGAGGGGCCATCGGGTGGCCAGGGCCGCCGACCCTATGCTGGCAGCACTGGCCGCCGCGGCGCGCGCGGCCGGGGACACCGTCAATGAGACGCACCGGTACCAGGGCGGCAGCGACTGGCTGATCCTGTTCGGCGTCGGGGCAAAGGAGCACGATGCCGCGCGCCGCGCGCAACTCGCGGCCGGCGGGCGGGCGCTGGTGTGGGACCTGGGGTACATCGACCGTGAGAAGAAGGGCGGCCACCTCCGGATGTCGATCGACACCGACCACCCGCCGCAGTGGCTGGAGAAGACGCCGAGCGATCCGAGCCGGCTGGAGAAGCTGAGCGCGAAGCTGCGCGAGGACGCCGACCCGAGCGGCCCGATCCTGCTGATCGGTCTGGGGCACAAGTCGCGCGCCTACCTGAAGCTGAAGAACTGGGAGCAGCGGGCGTTCGAATCGGTGCAGCGCCGCTTTCCCGGCCGCCGGGTGATCTTCCGGCCCAAGGGTGCCGACGAGCTCCGGCTGGCCTGCGACGTCGACCCGACATCCTCGATCAGCGACCTGCTGCGCGGCGCCTCGCTCGTGGTGTGCCGGCATTCCAACGTGGCGATCGACGCCGCAATCGCCGGCGTGCCCTTCGAAGCCGAGGACGGCGCCGCGATGTGGCTGCACGGCCGTGAGTTCACCCGCGAGAACCGCCTCGAGTTCCTGAAGCGGCTCGCCTACTGGCAATGGAAACCAGCGGAGGCCGCCCAGGCATGGGCCTTCGCGAAGGAAATCGCATGCGCTTGAAACTGAACGTCGGCTGCGGTCTGCGCCGGCTCCCTGGCTACACCGGCATCGACGCCGTGGCCCGCTCCGCCGCCGACATTGTGGCGCCCGCTCACCAGATTCCGCTCGAGGAAGGCTGCGCCGACGAGGTGCTCGCGATCCACCTGGTTGAGCACATCCTTCCTTGGGAACTGAAGACGGCGCTGCTGGAGTGGAACCGGCTGCTCGCCGCGGACGGGAGGCTGATTCTCGAACTACCCGACTTGGCCAAGTGCTGCCGGAATATCCTCGATGGGCTGGCCGGGCCGAAGCACCCCGACCAGCTCGGCATGTGGGGCCTGTTCGGCGACGACCGGTCGCAGGACCCGTACATGCTGCACCGCTGGGCGTACACCTTCGCCACGCTGAAGCCGATCGTCAAGTCGGCAGGCTTCACCGACATCGTCGAGAAGCCGACGGTGTGGCACCCGGTCGGCCGCAACATCCGCGACTTCCGGCTCGAGGCCCGCAAGGCGAACTGACCTCGCATGCTCAACGTCTTCTTCGGCCACGACGAGCGTGCGGAGGCCGGTACCACCGTGTTCGTCCGCTCGGTGATCGCCCACGCGCGTGAGCCGGTATCGCTGACGCCGATCACCCGCATGGCGATCGGGAACCAGCCGGAAGGGTCGAACGCCTTCACCTTCCGACGCTTCCTGGTGCCGTGGATGCAGCAGTGGGAGGGCTGGGCGCTCTTCGTCGACGGCAACGACATGCTGAGTCGCTCCGACGTGAGCGAGATCCTGGCGCTGGCCGACGCCCGGATGGCCGTCCAGGTCGTGAAGCACGACTACCAGACGCGGCACCCGCGCAAGTACTGCGGCACGCCGATGGAAGCCGACAACCGCGACTACGAGCGCAAGCAGTGGGCGAGCGTCATGCTGATCAACTGCGCGCACTTCGCCTGGCGCCAGTTGACGCCCGAGTACGTGGCGCGCGCCGACGCCATGCACCTGCTGCAGCTGCGCTTCGTGCCAGACGACCGCATCGGCGCGCTGCCGCCGGAATGGAACTGGCTCGCCGACGAGCACGGCGAGAACCCGGAGGCCAAGCTCGTGCACTTCACGGCCGGCATCCCCGCATTCACCGCACACCACGACGCGCCGATGGCCAGCGAGTGGCGTGCGCACCTTCTCTCGGCAGTGACCGCCTCAGGCGGCGAGCCGGACCCGACCCTCAACCACCAGAAGCAACCATGAAATTCGACATCGATGCCCTTGAGCAATCCACGAACAACACCTTCGACGTTATCGTCGGCCACAACGAGGCCAAGGACGCCGAAGGCAAGCCGATCCCCGGCGATCCGGTTGGCTTCAAGGTGGTGGGCCCGGGCAGCGACCAGTACAACAAGGTCGAGCGCGACATCCAGATCCTGAACATCAAGGAAGCGAACATCCGGAAGGTCCCGACCGACATGAAGACCGACGAGGGCGCTGCCATCGCGGTCGACGGCGGCGATGCGCGGCGCGACATGGTGATCTTCGCGTGCACGGTCGACTGGTTCGGCTTCGAGTCGGGCGGACAGCCAGCCGCCTTCAACCGCGAGAGTCTCGCGCGCGTGCTCAAGGCGCGGCCGAACTGGGCCCGTCGCCTGCTCAACGCCATCGAGAACGAAGCAAATTTCGACGGGGCCTGACGGAGGCCCTGCTTGAGTTCGCCCGCGCGCATTTCGCGCTGTCCAGGCCCGACCCGAAGACGGGCAAGACCCGGCTCAAGCTGCTGATCGAGATCCGGGACCAGACGGGCATCGTGGCGCCGGAGCTTGCTTCACTGCCCGAATTGCCCCGCGAGACCGCCCACATTTGGGATTGGTACCAGGACCTCAGCGGCGCCCGCGGCGCTGGCTTCAGCATCAACGCGATCTCCTGGATAGATGTCTGGGCGTACTTCCAACTGAAGCGCATGACGCCGCAGCCGTGGGAAGTGCAGACGCTGCGCGCGCTCGACGAAGCCTTCCTACAGAGCCGGCTCGATGAGACCGCTGGCACCGTAAAGGGCGCCAAGCACCTGAAGAACCGAATGACGGGCAAGGCGGCCCGAGGGGAGTGATATGGCGGATGTGATCGGTCAGGCAGTCATCGAGGTCAGCGCGGATGCCTCTGGCGTCAGCGCTGGCATTGCGCAAGCGACGCAAGCCGTCAAGGGCTTCGAGCAGGTGGCTGCCGGCGCAGGCGCGAAGGCGGGCGCTGCGCTGAGCAAGGCGAATCGCGAGGCCAGCATCACCTCGTCGCAGCTCACGCGCGAGCAGGAACGTCTGATCTCGACGATCAACAGCTACTCCAACACCGTGGGGAAAAGCCGAGGCGAGGTCCTGGAGTTCAGGGCGGCGCAGGCCGGCATCACCACCCAAGTCCAGGCCCAAATCGCGGCGATCAAGGCCCAGGAGGCCGCGCTGCGCAGCAACGGCGCCCAACTCAACCGCTACGGCATCAGCGCAGCCCAGAATGCCGCGGCGCTGCGCGGGGTGCCGGCGCAGCTGACCGACATCGTCACGTCGCTGCAAGGCGGCCAGGCGCCGCTGACGGTGCTGCTACAGCAGGGCGGCCAGCTAAAGGACATGTTCGGCGGCGTGGTGCCCGCGGCGAGGGCCTTGGGCGGCGCGCTGCTTGGCCTCATCAATCCCTACACGCTGGTGGCTGCAGCGGTGGCGACGCTGGGAGTTGCCTACGCCCAGGGCTCCAAGGAAACCGACGAGTACCGCAAGGCGCTGGTGCTGACCGGCAACATCGCCGGCACGACGACGGCGCAGTTGCAGATCATGGCCCGAAACATCGACGGGATTGTGGGCACCCAGCACCAAGCCTCCGAGGCCCTCGCCACGCTCGCGGCGACGGGGCAAGTCGCCGGTACCGACCTCGAGAAGTTCGGCGCCACTGCCGTACGCGTCAACCGCACCATTGGCACCAGCATCGACGACACCGCGAAGCAGTTCGCCGAGCTCGGTAAGGACCCGGTCAAGGCAAGCGAGAAGCTCAACGAGAGCATGAACTACCTGACGCTGGCCGTTTACGACCAGATCAAGGCAGCCCAGGAGAACGGGCGCGAGCAGGAGGCCGCGTCGATCGCGCAGAACGCCTACGCAGACGCGATGGACAAGCGCACCGCCAAGCTGGAGGCGAACCTCGGGATCATCCAGCGCGCGTGGCGCGCCGTGTCCGACGTGGCGAAGGAAGGCTGGGACCAGATCCTGGGTATCGGCCGGCCGGACGGGCCCGGCGAGAATGCCATGCCGCGATGGAGCGCCGCCGCACTGCTGCCGGGCATTCTTGGCCCCGGGGAGATCGGGCGCGGCCTCCGCGGCCTCATCAACAACGCCACGACGAGCGATGCAGACCGCGAGGCCGCGGCCGAGACGCGCCGCCTCGCTGCCCGCTCCGAGGCAACCCAAGCCGCGCTCGATCGCGAGCAGGCCATCACCAACAAGATGCAGATCGACGCGCGCAAGCGCCTCGACGACCAGAAGAAGGCCACGCGCAGCAGGGCCGAGCAACGCGCCGATGAGATCAAGCAACTCGACCGCGACGCGAAGTTGGTTGGCCTCAGCAGCGAGGAGTACAACAAGCGTGTCGCGAATATCAACGAGAAGTACAAGGACCCCAAGGGTCCAAAGGCGAAGGCGTTCCAGGACGATGCTGCGACACGCGATCTGCAGCAGCAGCGAGAGATCGAGGCTTCGCTGCGCGAGCAACTCACGCAGTCGGAGAAGTTGACTGCGTCGCAGAAGGAACTTGCACGCTACAACCAACTTATCGCCGACTTGAAGGAAAAAAAGATCTTGACGGCCGACCAGAAGAGCATATTGGCCGACGCGGATCGCGGGCGCGTGCAGCGCGAGCTGAATGTTTCTCTTGAGAACGAGGTCAAGGCCCGCGAGAAGGCCACGAAAGAAGCCGAGAAGCAGAAGAAACTGGCCGAGGACTACGTGCGCGCGACGGAGGCGATGAACCGCTCCATCGAATCTGCCCAGACCAGCAGGAACGAGCAGTACGAGCGCGAACTGGGCGCCTTCGGGCAGGGCGACCGTGCGCAGCGGCAGATCGAAGCGCAGCGCTCAATCCGTCGGGAGTTCGACCGGCTGCGCAAGCAGAACAATGAGGAGGCGGCAAAGGCTGGTCCTCTGGCAGCCGAGAAGTACGAAGAGCAGGCGCAGCGCATCAACGATGCACTGCAGGCCGCCCTCGCGAGCCAGGAGAAGTACTTCGCCGACCTGAAGTCGAAGCAGGAAGATTGGCGCAATGGCGCGACGACGGCACTTGCCAACTACATCGACGAGATCGACAACGCTTCGCAGCGAGCGCAAGGCCTCGTGACCAACACGCTCGGAGGCATCACCGACGGCATCACCGGCGCCATCATGGGCGACAAGGGCAGCAGCTTCAAAGACATCGGCAAGCGCATCGCCGAGCAGATCACCCGCGGCATCGTTGAGCAACAGATCACGAAGCCGATTGCCGAATGGCTGCAGGGGAGCCTGAAGGACCAGGACTCGCTGATCGGCAAGTTCCTCGGCGGCCTGACCAGCAACAAAAGCACCGGCGAGAACTGGCTCGGCTTCCTAGGCCTGGGTGGGTCGAAGTCGGGCGGCGGCGCGGGCGCCGGCACTGGCCTGGCCAGCGTCGCCACGACATCGAACACCGCGGCGACATCGCTGGTGAGCCTCGCGGAAGCTGCGAACCAGGCGAGCTTCTCGCTCGGCGGCGCCGGCGGCGGCGGTCTCGGAGGTGGTGGTGCTGGCCTCCTGGACTCGCTGTTCACAGGTATCGCCGGCGCTTTCGGCGGTCTCTCGAACGGCGCAGCGACTTCGCTCGCGAATGCCTCCGGGGCCGGCCTGGATGGGCTGTTCCGCTACACCAACAACTTCGCCGGCCGCGCCTTCGGCGGCCCAGCGAATGCCGGCTCCATGTACGAGGTCGCCGAGAACGCACCTGAACTGCTCACCGTCGGCAACAAGACCATGTTGATGATGGGCAACCAAGGGGGACAGGTGACGCCGCTGAAGGCCGCAAAGGCTGGCATGACCCTCCACCTCAACCAGTACTTCACCGAGGGCACATCGCGAAAGACTGCTGATCAGGCAGCTCGATCGGCAGGGATGGCCGTGGAACGCGCACGGAGGAACGCATGAGCGGTATCGTGGTTCTTGAGGATGTGATCGTCCCGGAGTGCGTGCTGGCGGCGGCCGGCGCGTCTGGCAAGCAACGCCGGAAGAACGATCGAACCGTGAACCAAGGCGGCTACGCGACGGTCAATGTCGTGAACGACCGGACCCTGCGCGAGTACCTGGTGGGTGTGGTGGCGATGGAACCTGCGCTCTGGGCCGAGATTGAGGGCCTGTACGAGGTCACCGACGCGGGCGCCTATGGAATGCTCCTGAAGGACCCGAAGGACTCCTCGGTGACGCAGGCCAACGGCGCGATGCAGGGTTACATGGCTGGCGTCGAGTTCGGGACCCCAGGGTTTGGCAACGGCACGCCGCTGTACGGCCTGCGCCAACTCAAGAAGGCTGCGAGCTCGACACGGACCAAGGCCATCGTCCGCACACGTCCGAATGGCACGCCGTCGCTCTACCGCGGCGGCACACCGGTCACGCTCGGCGCCTCGCCCGGCAACGCGTCGCTCAGTGCGGCGCCGGTATATGTGACCTTCGTGGCGGACTCCTCGCAGAACGTGAACTCCGTAAGCGTCGGCGCAACGACTCAGGTGACGCTCGCCGCTGCGCTGTCCGGGCTTGTCGTCGGTGGCCGCCTCTGGCTTCAGGACCTCACCGGCGCCGATGCGTCGTTGCTCAACAATCTCAGCCACGAGATCACCAACATTGCTGGTGCCGTGTACACGCTTGCCACGAACACGGCCGGCAAGACGATCACGGCCGCCGGCACGGGCAAAAAGTACCCACAGCCGGACGAGGCCCTCACGTGGGCCGGCTCGTTCTACGTTCCGGTGCAGTTTGCCGACGACGACATGAACTGGGATCTTGTGAAGCCCGGCGAGGACGATGATCGGCTGATCTCTGGCAACTCAATTCTCCTCATCGAGATCCGAGAAGCATGAGCAAGACGATCTCGGTTGCACTCAAGGCCCACTACGCCTTGGGCTCGACGACCATCGCCCGCTGCTGGCGCTTTGAGCGTCGCGATGGTGAGGTAGTGACGGTCACAACTTGCGCGCGCGACCTCCTCATCAACAGCGAGGTCTACCGCTCCAAGGAGGGGCTCAACCCAACGGCCATCAGCCAGGAAGCGACGGCCGCGGTCGCGAACTCCGAAGTTAACGGCGCCATGGCAGCAGAGAGCGTCGACGAGGAAGAACTTTTCGCCGGCCTGTGGGATGGCGCCTTCGTCTCCGTCTTCGAGGTGAACTACCGTGACCTGTCGATGGGCATTCTCGCGTTGCAGAGCGGGAACATCGGCGATGTCAAAGCGGGCCGGACCGCATTCAATGCCGAGGTCCGCGGGCTCACGCAATCCTTGCAGAAGGTTGTTGGCCGGGTCTTCACGAAGGGCTGCCCTTGGAAGTTCGGCGATCCAGACACATGCCGCTTCGACGTGGAGGCTTTGCGCGTCACGGGCAGCATCACGTCGGTGACGAGCCTGCGCCAGTTCACGGACAGCAGCCGGACGGAGAGCGACGACTACTTCGGGGCCGGCGTGCTCACGATGAACAGTGGCCAGAACGAGGGCTTCCAGATGGAGGTCTACGCCTATGCCTCCGACGTGTTCACGCTGCACCTCCCGCTCCCGTTCAATCCAGCCATCGGTGACACCTACTCTGTCACGCCAGGCTGCAGGAAGCGTTGGGAAGAGGATTGCAAGACGAAGTGGAACAACGGGAACAACTTCGGCGGCTTCCCGCTGGTGCCGGGTTCCGACAAGGTGCTTGGCTTGGGCGGGACGGAGGGCACGAACCTATGAACTGGATAGCGGGCGCTCCTCTGGGCGCACTTGAGTTCGGGGCTCCTGCGGGAGCCCCTCCTGTTTCTGGGCCCGACATCGTCGCCGCAGCTCGGAAGTATCTCGGGGCAAAGTGGTCCCACCAGGGGCGCCGCGATGACGCGATGGACTGCGCCGGGCTGGTGATTAAGGTCGCTCACGATCTGGGACTCACGCAGTTCGATAAGACCGACTACCCGCGCCTTTCCTCGCCCGCTGAAATGCTGTCGCTGTGCCGCGAGCATCTCGTCGAGGTCGCGCGCGCGGATCTGCGAGTGGGTGACGTCGTTGTGCTGTCGTGCAGCGGCAACCCCCACATCGGGATCATCGGCGACTACAAGCCAGCGCCCGGCGTCCTGACCATGATCCACTCGCAGGCGCGCCACCCGCGCCAAGTGGTGGAGGCGCAGTTCAACGACATCTATCTGCAGTACGCGCGCGCCAGCGTGATCGGCTGCTTCCGCTACCCAGGAGTGACCGCATGAGCATGCAGTCGGTCTTGGGCGTAGTCGGAGGGGTGGTTGGGTCGTTCTTTGGCTACCCACAGCTCGGCTTTGTCGTCGGCTCGCTGGTCGGCGGCCTGCTCACGCCGAAGGAAAAGACTGAAGGCCCGCGGCTGGACGATCTCAAGGTCCAGGTCAGCACATACGGTGCCGGAATTCCGATCCTCTACGGCACTGAGCGCATCGGCGGTAACGTAGTTTGGTCCACCGACAAGATCGAGTTCGCGACGACGCAAGGGTCAGGGAAGGGCGGCGGCGCGGAGAGTACGACCTACACCTATTTCGTGCAGATGAGAGTCGCGCTGTGCGAGACGCCACGGGACGGCTCGGAGGTCCAACTCCTGCAAGTGTTTCGCGACGGGAAACTGCAGTGGGACTTCCGCTCCGGCATCCCCGTCGCTTCGGCGCTGGCGACCGAAGAGAACCTATTCGCGTTCTTCACCATGTACCAAGGGCACGCGGACCAGCTGCCCGACCCGGTCGAGGAGGTGTACCAAGGTGGCCCGGGCTCCGTGCCTGCCTACCGCGGCATGGTTTGCATCTCCATGAAGGGCATCGACTGCCCCGGCGGCCGCGTGCCGCAGTTCTCGTTCGTGCTGTCGACGAACGCGACCAGTGCGGTCGAGAAGCGGGAGATCATCGCTGCGCCGACAGACCTCGAGCCGCTCCAGTTCATGGGTGGCATCCCCAATGGGGAAGGGGCAGTTCACTTCATCGCCGACACAGTTACGTATGCCGCTGATCCAAAGCGTGTCCGAACCTGGAGTATTGGTCAGGACTACATCCAGCCGAACACGGTCAGCGTTTACCCAGATACCCATCCCAGCGATCCAATCACTGTAGTTGGAGGCGAACCTTCATTCGTGGTCTTCGAGTTGCCCAACTATCCTGTTGAAGAGGTCATGTCTCTCTACAGGATTGACGCGATCTCCGGGGATCGCGTTCACCTCTGGGACTTTGTCGAAGACGGGGAGACCATCTACGGGTACAGGTGGGCGGCTTTCGACGACGTGACCGGCAGGTTTGCCGTGGTCCCGAGGAACGGCTCGCCATCCACCAACATTGTCTTCGATGGGAATCTGGTGCCAGGGCCACCCGCGGGCATGGGGCCTCTCACGTTCCACCTCGGCGAGATGTACACGCTGTCGATCGACGGCACAACGGTAAGCCACTTGGTTGGCGGAACGTGGGAAGAGACCGCGGTCCCTGTGCCGTTCTATGGCGGCGACCTGAGTTCGCTGGTCGCTCTCATCACCAGCAACCAGAACGGCCTCTTTGTGCTCGTGCTGGCGCCGGATGGAATCGGCGGGATCTGGCAGTTGGTCAACGGGGCTTACGTGCTCTTGTGCGATGACGTTGGGCCGCGGCAAGGCGACGGATCGGATGCCTATCCCAACGCCAACTATTTGAACTACAGAGCGTTCTACTCGAACACGCGGAGCGCCGTCCTTGGCCCAAATTTACTTTTGGATACTGGGGAGTATTCTTACACGCTTGTCCGCTTCAATGTCGTTACCACCGATGAGGTGCTTGTCTCCGACATCATCGAGGACCAGCTCCAGCGCGCCGGGGAGACGCGCTACGACATCAGCACGATCGGCGCTGACACGATCCACGGCTACAAGATCCAGAACCCCGCGAGTGCGCGAGCAAACATCGATCCTCTGTTCACCGCATTCGCGATCTACGCAGTCGAAGAGGATGGCCTGATCCGCTTCAAGAAGTATGAAGACATTGTCTCGGTCGCCACCGTCTCTTACGACGAACTTGGTCAGGCCGAAGATGGTTCCGAGACCCCCGACCCGATGCCATTGAATCGCACGCAGGAGATCGATCTCCCGCGCAGCGTATCAGTGAGCTACGTCGAGGAGATGTTCGACTACCAGACCGCCACGGAGACCGCGGTCCGTCAGGTCACGGAGGCATCTGAGGATCTGCTGATCGAACTGCCGATCGCCACCAATTCGGATCGCGCGCGCACCACGGCCGAGTTGATCATGTACGCCCGCTGGCGGCAGCAAAACACGCGAAGCCTCAAGGTGTCGCGCAAGTTCGCTTTCGTCTCGCCGGGCGACGGCGTGACCATCGAGTACCCCCGTGGTACATATCGGCTGTGGCGTGTGATGAACTCCACGGACACGGGAGTGATGTGCGAGTGGAGCGTGGAGCCGGGGGACGCGGAACTCTACCTGCAGACGGCTGTCGGGGCGACCGACTATGTTCGGCAAGACGTGGTGCCGCTGCCGCCGCCCACGCGGGCGCAGATCCTCGACATTCCGATCCTGCGCGACCAGGACGATAACGCCGGTCTGTATGTGGCGATGGACAGTTACGCGGCGAGGCCGGCCAACGCCGAGTTGTTCGTTGGCAATGACGACAGCAATCTTGCGACGAGCGGGACCGTATCGCAGTCCGCGCCTATCGGCTTCGCGGAAAGCATCATTGGCGCTGCATCTCCTTGGCTCGTGGATGAATCAAGCGTTCTCACCGTGAACCTCGGTGACGACATGTTCGAGAGCGTCACGCGTGACGTCCTTCTTTCTGGAGGCGGCGAGTACTGGGCCTATGGGGCGCCTGGGCGGTGGGAGATCGGCGCATCTGCGACGGGCACCGCACTCGGTGACGGTCGATACGCGCTGACGCGCCACCTGCGTGGACAGTTCGGGACGGAGCGATTCACGGGGACGCACGGCGAGGGCGACATCTTCGTGCTTTTGCGGCCTGTCGGGATGCTCCGGCCGAACATGTCTGCCGGCGAGATCGGCACGACGAAGAGCTACCGCGCGGTCACCGCGGGACGGAGCTTGCAATCTGTCTCGTCGCAGCGCTACGCGAACACTGGTCAGGGCGTGATGCCACTCAGCCCGATCAACTTGAGGCGCGAACAGTCGGCCGACTCGATCACTCTATCTTGGGATCGCCGCTCGCGCCTCGCGATGAACAACCTGTACGGGACGCTGCCGCTGGGCGAGGCCTCTGAGCGCTATCTGGTCGAGATTTACACCTCCAGCGCCTACACGACGCTGGCCGGCAGCTTCACCACGACTTCTCCTGAACTGGCGCTGATCGCGGCGCAGCAGGCCGCCATGGGCTTCTGGCCCAGCTCGACGCTCTACGTTCGCGTCTACCAGCTGAGCGACGTGGTCGGCCTCGGCGTTGCGCTCGAAGACGACACATCACCGCCGTCCAGCCAGTACTACCAAGACACAGCCCTGCTGGTCCACGCCGACGACGTGGCCACGCCGACAACGATCCTGGACTACGGGCCATCGCATCTGTCTGCACAGCTCTTCGGCAATGCGCGAGTGAGCGCTGCGCAATCGAAGTTCGGCGGCGGCTCGATGGTGTTCGACGGAAGCGGCGACTGTGTCCTCTTCCCGGCCTCGACTCCACTGAACCTGACCACGGATTTCACGATCAGCCTGTGGCTCTTCCCAAACTCGTCAGCGGCGATTTCGCAAGTCGTTCTGTGCCGGGCCGGTGGCTTCAACTTTGCCAGCTATGAGATTGTCTGGGATGGCACGTCGGTCTACTTCGCCGGCTCTTCGAACAATGCTGGCTACGACATCGGCGGAGAGTTCACGTCTGGCGGTCTCCTTGGGACGGCCACCGTAGGCGCTTGGAATCACATCGAAGTTACCTGGGATGGCAACGTTTATCGCGGCTTCATCAACGGGTCGCTCGTGTGGAGCGAGACAAACAGCCTGACCCCGTACACGCCACTCTACGGCCTTGCACTTGGCGCCAACTTCAGCGGCGGCACTTGGGGCGAAAGCACGCCAACGGCTTCCCTGGATGGCTTCATTGACGAGGTGGAGATCCTGAACGGCGTCGCTCTGCACACAGCTTCGTTCACGCCGCCAACCGGCCCATCGCCCAACTACTGAAAGACAAGAATGAGCACAGCCATGCAACAGATCGCCGCTGCCTTTAACTGGCAGGAGCGGGTGAACGAGAACTTCCGTTCGGTGTCGCCGGCCGGGCTCTATGGCATCAACCCGGCGTTGACGACCGGCCTGGTGTTGGCCTACCTGGGCGGCAACTTCAACGGTGCGGCCGTCGCCAATGGGACCGTGTCGCTGACGGGAAGCACGACGAACTATGTCGTTGCCGAGCGTGCGACTGGCGATGTCTCTGCCAGCACAGGCACGACGGACTGGCTCGACGATACGAACTTCATGCAGCTCTACTCGGTGGTGACGGGATCGTCCACGATCACGACCATCGACGATTTCCGGCAGGCCTACGGCGGCGCGGGCGGTGGAGGTGGGGGTGGTGGAGGCAGCGACATGCTGTCTGTGCTGACCGCGTCAGAGATCTCGGTGACTACGACAGCAACGCTCACGCTCGGTCGCATGCATGTCTGCTCTGGCACGAGTGCCGACTACACAGTGACGCTGCCCGCAGCATCGGGGAACGCTGGAAAGTTCGTCGGCGTGCGCATGGCTCCGGGCCTCACGCGCTGGGTGACGGTCGATGGAAACGGTAGTGAACTGATTGACGGTGCCACCACGCGCAGGATGTGGGCTCGAGAGTCGGCGATTCTCATGTGCGACGGTACTGGCTGGGCGAAGGTGGGCGGGCGGAGCATCCCGCTCAAGTGCACCATGAACAAAGCCGGGACCACATCTATCGCCGCCGGCGCATGGACACTGATGCCAATGGACACGGTCGTGCACGACAACACCTCTGGCTTGGCAACCCCGATGGGTGACACCAGCAACGGCTGGATTCGTTGCCTCAGAGGTGGGTCGTATTCGGTGACCGGTGCTAGCAACTACACCGGCGTCACTGTCGGCAAGTTACAGGCGGTCGGCGTGATCAACAGAAAGTTGAGCGTGCCCGGCGGGTACAGCATTGATGACCCGCAGGACGACCCGATGGCGTGGCTCAGCCTCCCTGTCGATGCTGCCGGCTCTTGCTTCCTGAACGCATCAGGCAACTTCGACGGCGTGCTTGTCGGCGACTCCCTTGCAGTGACCACTTTCAATAACGACACAGTGAGTCGGAGCAACGCTTCTTCCAACACGATCAAGCCGTCGCTCTCAGTGTTTGAGATCTGCGATTGGTGACGTTGGATCTGGACCCAACAACCAACCTGCTTCGGCGGGTTTTCTTTTTCAAGGAGCCCCAACTATGGATCGGATCAAGGATTTCTTGCGGGGTGTCTGGCGCTGGCTGCGCGGCTGGTTCGATAAGGCCATCATCTGGATGGACCGACCGTGAATCAACCTCCTGTTGTTGACATCGTCGGCCTGTTCGTCTTCATCGCGGCCATCCTCTTCTCGCATGAAGTGGCCGCGGTTGTGGGTCCGTACATGGTGATCGTCATTGCTTCTACGATCGGGGCTTCATTCGCGCTGGCCAGGCGTGACAGGACCACACGGACGGCTGCGATCTGGTTCTTCACGCGTGTTGTCGGCCTCGCTGTGCTGCTCACGGTCGGGTTCGCGGCTATTGCGAGCGCCTACCGCCCTGATCTCTCGCCACGTGTGACAGTTGCGCCGATCGCCCTGATGGTGGGGTTCATCGGGGATGACTGGCCCAAGCTTCTGAGCAAATGCATGCGGGTGATCTACGGCGCCCTCGACCTCGTCCGTGGGAAGGGGGGCAGCCAATGAACGACCTCTACCTGTTCGCGATGGCGAACCTCGTGATCTGCGGGGTGATCGTTTTCATTTCCCTGTGCCGACTCAACGCCATGCAGAACGGGGTGCTTTGGCGGGTTCGCCTGGAATACGCCGGGTATCTCGGTGGCGCTGTGGCCTCCGGTCTTCAGCCGTGGTGGGGAGAGTACCCCGAGTGGGGTTCGATCTGCATTGCCACATCGCTGCTCATTGGTCTGCTGTGCAGCAATCGAGCATGGAGAGGTGACCGGCCTCCGAGATCTGCAACTGGTCCGATGCCCCTGGAGACCCTCGATGAAGATTGACCTCGAACAGCTCATGGTCTGCACCGGCGCCTCCTGGATCAACGCCGAGCGCTCGCTGAGCGGCATCAACCACGCGATGGCGGTCTACGACATTGACCAGACCGCAGACCGCGCCGGCATGTTCCTGGCCAACGTGGCGGTAGAGACCATGCACCTGAATGCGCTGCGCGAGCTCGGCGGCGAGAGCTACTTCCTGAGGTACGAGGGACGCCAGGACCTCGGGAATGTGCAGGCCGGCGACGGGCCCAGGTATCGGGGCAGGGGAGGGCTGCAAACGACCGGCCGCGCCAACTACGTAGCGCTGCGCGACCGGCTGCGCGCCAAGGGCATCGCTTGCCCGGACTTCGAGGCCGAGCCCGAAAAGCTCGAGCAGCCGGAATGGGCGTGGATGTCCGCCGGCGACTACGTCGAGATGCGCAGGCTCAACGCCAAGGCCGACATCGGCGACTTCCTGGGCTACTGCGTCGGCATCAACGGCCGGAACAAGCAAGGGCTGCCGAACGGCTGGGGCGAGCGCTGCGACAACTGGGAGCGCGCGAAGGCCACGCTGACCGCTGCATGGCAGGACGCCGGTGCCGATTCCATGTGGGGGAACGAAATCAGACGAGGTGCCCAATGAACAAGTTCTCGATCACCGCCGCGCTGTGCGCGCTCATTCTGGCCGGCTGCGCGACGCCGCGCGATGGCATTCGTGTCTCCGAAGAGGAAGCCATCGCTTGCAAGGCGCAGGGCTGCTCAGTTTGGACGCAAGACGAACTGATGGAACTGGCGCGCGAGATCTTCCGCCGCGGCGTCGAAGCGGGCAGGGGGAATATGGGCAGCAGGGGCTCGATATGAGTTGGCCCATCGCTTTCTGGCTCGCCCTGTCCATCGCCATCGTCCTCGGCGCGGTGTTCGCATGCTGAACCCATACATCTTGCTTGGCGGCCTGCTCGCCATCCTGGCCGCGGCCGGCGGCGGCTACTGGAAGGGCTCCAGCGATGGGGCGAACGGCGTGCAGACGAAGTGGAGCGCCCAGGTCATCGCAGACCAGAAGGCCGCGCTTGAAGCCGCCAACGAGAACCAGCGCATCGCCGCCCGCTGGAATTCCAACCTGATCGGAGCGATCAATGAAAGCCGCAAACGTGCCCAACTACTTGAGGCAGCTGCTGCCGGCGCTACTGCTGAGCGTGGGCGCCTGCTCGACGCCATCCGTCGCGCCACAAGTCGTCCAGTGCCCAGCGATCCCGGAAAGGCCAGCCCTGAGCCAGCCAATCCCCTCGCAGACGTACTCGGAGCGTGCACAGCAGAAGTTCAAGACTTGGCGCGAGCAGCTGACGGCCACGCCTCAGACGTCCAAACCCTGACCGATGGCTGGCCGGCGCGCTGAATTTCGCGGGGCCCGAGTGTGGCGCTAGGTCTGCGAGGTCTGCGGCATTGGGCCTGCCGTTTGTTCTGACCACTCGCTAGAGCTTCCCATGTCCGGAATTTTACCGGGCGCCGCCCCACTGCCCGCCACCTCAACCTCCGTCAAGCCCGCCTCGCGCGGGCTTTTTCATGCCCCGCCGCCGGGCTCTGGCGGCTACCCCCAGGAAAGCCTCATCACATGAAACGCTCGCTCATCGCGCTCATCCTGCCTCTGGCCGCCGCCATGGCTCATGCCGAGACGCTCGGCCCGGAGTGGATCAAGGTCGCCAACGAAGGCGGCACCTACCACCTGGTGCCCAAGCGCGTCGTCAAGTACGGCGCCGCCGGCAAGTACGCCCAGAAGACCCTGCAGGGCACCTTCACCTGCAGCAACGAGGTATTCGGGGATCCGGTGTTCGGGACAGTCAAGGCCTGCTATGCGAAGTCGCCCGGCTACGTGCCTCCAGAGGGCCAGGCACCGGCGGCCGGCACGAAGCTGGCGGAGGAGGGGAAGGCCTTCCAGGTCGGCGCGCCGACGCGCGTCTCCTACGGCCGGGCCACGACCACCGGCGGCCAGTACACGCGCCAGAGCGCGCGGGTCGAGAAGGTGGTGGCCGGAGCAGGGCAGTGCACGGCCGAGTTCTTCGGCAAAGACCCGGCGCCCGGGTTCACCAAGAACTGCGTCTCCTACGGCGCGGCGGACGCGCCGACCTGGAAGGCCTTCCCCTCCTCCGCCAG